AAAACACCCGATGTAACAACTGCTACATCTGATACTACATCATCGTTTGTAAATTCTTTATATAATGCCATTTTATATTATTCCTTTAAATTCTAAAAATTTATCCTGTTCCTTTACCGTTACCATATCCACTACTGGTTGTATTGACTGTTACCACCACCGCCACCGGCATTGCTACCACCACCGGCATTGCTATCACCAACGGTATTATCTGAACCAGTCGTATCTTCAGGTGCATCTGGTGAAGTTGTACTACCTGCGTCTGCAGCTACTTGTATTGAAATAACATTTGCAAGTCCTGTTGTATTACCAACTACTCTAACAGTAGCAGTTCCAACCTCTGATATAGATTGAGCATTTAACTTAATAGATTTACCAACTTTTGATTTTTGAGCTGGTGAACCATCAAACCTTATAATATTTAAATTAGAAATAGAAAATGTATATTCTTCTTCAGACCCACCAACAGTTGCAGGTGTAATAGAAACTGGTGTACCAAATTCAACATTTGAATAGGTTAAACTATCTATTTGTAGTTTAGCACCAGCTAAAGAACTATTTACAAGAAAACTATTAAAACCAGTTCTATTTGGAACTGCTTCTAGTAAATTCATATTTTCAATTACTGATCCGTAGGAATCCGTTCCATTTGGATGAGTTACATCAAAAAGAGTGTAATCTACCTCTTCATCACTAAGTGCAAATTTACTAATTGCAAAGTTACCACCCTGTGAAAGTATTTGTCTACCTCTACGAGTTAGTATAGCATCTACTGTTACTGTTGAATTGTCTAAAAATCCCATATTTTATCTCCAAAGATTTTGATTGTGTTATAACTTATCTAAATATAAATATCTATAACAAAAGTTTTTAATATATTTTTTATGTATCATCCACCACGTTAATATCACCAATGGCTCCAGCTACTGGAACAGCAACAGTTGGCGAACTTCTGGTTGTAATTATTGGTAATTTACCATCTAATGTTGTATCAATTGTATTTTTAACCCCTTCGTAAAAACTATTATTGAATGCCGTTATTTCTGAATATCCTGGGTCTATATCTGTATGTGCTAAAGACTTAGAAGTGAAAAAGTGTAAAAATCCATTTTCATCTGTAGCTGTATATAGTCTATTACCAGCACTTGTTGTTTTTCTATTACTCTTTTCATATTCAGCTGAACTTGTATAGAAAAAATTATATATTTGATTTCCATTTGTTGGTATTTTTTTATTTTCTATAAACGAACTTGTAGCTTCAGTAAATACTTTATCAGGGCCACCAAATTTAGCAGAACCACTTATGTAAAGATTTCTATCACTAAAATTATCATTAGTTGCAAATCTATACAAAGATGGAGTTTTAAATGTATCAGTACTATCTATTTCTCCTGTAAAATTAGGAAATTCCGTTCCAACTATTACAACTGAACGACTGGCTTCGTTTTCAGGTTCTAATACTGATAAATTAATTGTTTTTTCATAATAAGGTTCAGTTTTAACTGGATTATTTCTTTGTACAGGTGATTTAGGTCTTTCAAATATATTACCTTCAATTAGTGTTCCCATATTAGATTTTGCTCTAGCTGGTATTACTTTTTTAAATTGTTTAAATATATTTTGATCATAAAATTTTATCAACCTAATATAATCAAAAAAGTTATTATTACCTATATACTTTTGAAAGTACGTATCAGATATATGCTTTAACGTACTATATATTTCATCAAAATTATCTCTTGGGTCACCAATGAACTGATTAAAATCAAGATTTGCAAATGATGATACAATATCTTCATTAATTACATCAGTTGGTGAAAAATATATTCCTAACTTTGGTGAATCTAAAGGTGCAAAATCATTAGAGCTAAAATCAACTCTTTTATCTACTGATAATGATGCACCACTACCACTTAAAAAATTATTTTCTATTCTAATCTTTGTAGCCATTCTACGATTAGGGCCGTGATTAGGTATAATAGTTTTTGTTTTATCTATAACAGATTCAAATGTATTGGCTCCACCAAAGTGATTTGCACTACCACTTTGCGTATAAGTTTGATTAGCACTTGTATCTCTTATAGATGCACTACTTGCTAAAGTTGTATTGTCATCAAAACTAAATCTTCTAACTAAATTAGTATAAGAAGATGAAACACTATTTCCAATATATGACTTTGGAGTAGCTACGTGAACATCAAATTTATCTTCATCTAATGGTTCAGTCCATAATCTAAATTCCATCATTGAACCAGAGAATTTATTTGCTCCAAATGGTGTTGTATTATTACCACCAATGAATAAGTCACCACTACCTGTCCAAGCCGCGTTATATGATTGTGATACCGAACTTGATATTATAAGATTAGATTTTGATGATAATCTAATTCTATCCAATCCAGCATCATATTTTTTTACAAATAAATCATAACTAAATGCATCACCAATTGCATCTGTATTAGCTGAAACTTTTCTTAACGATACATCATCAAACAAAATAGAACTACTTGGTTTATTGTTTTCAAAACGAATACCTAATTTTACAGTATTTGCAAACTTTATAGTTTTTTTAACTTGTATTTGTTTCCACTCGGTTTCATTCAATCCAATTTTTTGAGATGTTTTTATACCACCATCATTTGTATTGTAATCAAATTCTTGAGTCCAATTTACTACCTCTTCATTTGAATCTAGTTCAAATAGATTTATACTAGCTACCGAATCAACCTCACTACCTGATGCTTTTGCATATACACTAAACAAATATGTTTCACCAGAGACAACAGTAGCTAAACTAGCTGTATTTCCTGGATAAAGAGTTGAGTCTGGATTTCTATAAAAATTTGTAAAAGATGTATTATCAGTAGATGTGTTAGAATGTTTTAAACTTTTTGTGCCTGTTCTAGCCACATTTGAACTACTAACAATTTCAATACTACCAAACTCTGCACTATTACTACCAGTTATAAATGGTGGATTAAATAATCCTGCGTTAGAACTAACCTCAAAAGATGGAAATGGAAATAACTCTGTATTAATTTTTGATTTTCTTAACATTACAGAATGATATTGACCATCAAATATTGGTAATAATGACGAACTAACTTCTTTGTATCCAGAAGAACCAGATAACATAAATGAAACTGTACCGTTATTATCCGTAGAACCATTATCTTTTAATCTAATTGCCCATTGATTATCTTTTTGAACTAATACTTGATTAGAGCCTGATAAAGACCTAAATCTAAATTCAACCGTTTCAGGTTTTCTACTACTATTAGTATCATCTACCCAAGTTGTTTCTATATATTGACCAGCTCTAAATCCTAAAGCTCGTGTAAACTTTCTAGATATTTCAAATTGTGCTTTATGATTGTCTTTTTGTACTCCACCATATTCCCTAACCCTTAAAATAGAAGAGGGGATACCATAACAATTCATAATTGCTTTTAGTGAATTAATAGTTCCCTTTGATTTTAAAATAAATGGCATACTTGAAATTAATCTTTTTGTTATTTCTTTTGAAATATCTCCTTCAGGTGGTGAACCTAAAGAACCTGAAGTATATAAAGAATAACTGTTACTTCCACTTACTGTTGTAACTTTTTGACCAAATCCAAATCTACTTAAATCTAATAAATCTTTTCCATCTTGTGTATCCCAACCTAAAGATTTTGCTAATTTAAAAACTAAATCTTTTGAAAACCCCTTACTTAAATCATTTTGCCTATCAGTTATTTCAGATATGTTTTTAGTATATAACCAAAGTTCATCAAATTGTTGACCAACCATATCCATAAAATTTAAAAATTGTTCATTACCTATATCTTCTTCAACGTGGTCTGGTAATAAATTTACTAACCTATTTGGATTATCAGTATCATAAAGTGATGCAGAATAAATTTGTCCTAACTTAGTATTTACAGAACCATACCAATTAGTAAATTGAACATTAGAAGAACTTACAGGAACAAATGGGTCTGCAAAAGTTCCACTACCTGTTTTTGGAACTGATGCATCGTAAAAAACACCAATAGAACTTGATATATAAGACGAACTAACATTGTAGAGATATGATTCATACCCATCAAAATTTGATTTTACATTTCTTACTTTGTTTTCAAAATTAGCAGCTTCAGAAGAACCACCAGTAATTGCTGCCTTGGATGAACTTTGTGCAGTATAATTTTCTATTAATTGTAATTTATATTTAAAGTTTGATAATCTTTTTTCTGCAGAACTGAAGTTCACATAATTTTCATAATTAGAATAGTCTTCATTTAACTCAACTGGTTGTTGACTACCAGTTAAATACTTATCTAATATTTGATTTTTTAAATCTTTATTTGTTGTTATTAAATCATTAAAACTTTTTAATTCAGTTGGACGATTTGTTATTGGTGAATCAACATTAGATGATTCTGGAGTTTTTAAAACTAATACACCCTCATCTTCTTGTGCATATGGAACTAATTCAACGGTTTCTGTAAGTTGTGGTAATATTTCACGAACAACAAATAATTGACTTCTTTCCTCTATGTCATCAGGTAAAGGTTCATATAATTTAAATACTGCAGAATATGGTGATGTATTAAAAATTTCTCTATCACTTTTAACATTAGTAATTAATATTTTATTATCATCACCAAAATTTAAAAAAGTATTTAAATCTAAAATATCATTTGATTTAAATGCAAGTGTTGCGTTACTAAATACACTATTTGGTCTCTTCTTTTCACCATTGGTAAAATTTGCTAAGTTTTTAAATTGATTCCAACTTTGTGTTAGACTAATTTTATTACCATCAACAACATTTTCAATTACCGAAACAAAGGGTGCTAGTGTTTCAATAATATTTTCATTTAAAACATCTGATAATCCTGTTACATCAATTTCAGCAGGTATTTCCTTATCTGTATTTACGGGGTTTTCTTCATTACCTAAAACTTTTGTTACATAAAATTTATATATACCTACTGCAGTATCCCAATTTGATATACTTGTTCTTAATATATTTTCGTTTGAAGCAACTATTTCAATACTCCCATCGGGTTTTTGTATATTCCAAGTGAAGGGGTTTTGTTTTGCTCCATTTGTAGTATAACCTATTACTCTCTTTGCTTCATCATTTAATTCTATTTCAAATTGATTAGATATCTGAACACTTCTATCTGCTGAACTTATTCCTGATATTATTTTTATATTTTTAGACATAATTATTACTGGATGATAGCACACGGTATGTAGATTGATTCATCTACATTATCCGAAGGTTTTGTTATTGTTAATTTAACACCATATCTACAGTCTCTTGAATCTAAATTGATTGTAATTTCTTTTAAATCTGTACCTGATATTTTTAAATCACTTGCACCATCTATAGTTACATCATCTGTAGTAACTCTGTCATAGCTATCTTCACCATCTCTATCATATCCTGATATTTCCCAAGTGTAGGTAAAAGTTGTCTGTTGTGGTTTAGCAGATATACTTGTTAAAGTTACTGATACTGGTTGATCAGTAATATAATTGTATTTTGGAAGGTCAAATGTTTTCTCACCGAGCCACTTTATACCGTCTAATCCTATACTTTCATCAAGATAATCAATGTCATCTGATTCTGGAGGAGTGCTACTATCTGATAAATCTTTAAAATATTTATATGCATAATCAAAATTTCTATCACCAAAAGCATATCGACCACTACTATCATTTGATATTATAAAACGTGGTAAAACATTAGCTGACTCCACTTCTTCTGCACGAGCTGCAGTTGGGTCTGGTGGTGTTAAGTCTATTACTGATTCTATAAAAGCACCATTTAATACTACAGTTCCTCCAATGGCTTGATGTGGTATTTTCACCCTTTTGTCAAATTCTAATGTTAAAGAATCAGCAGCTAAACTACTACCTTGTGCATCAACTTTAAATTTTACACCACTTGGAATACTTATTCTTTCTCTACTCGTTTGAACTTTTAAAAAATCACTAAGATATCTACTATCTGATATGTTTTGTGGTACTACTCGTATTTCGGTTCTTGATGGTGATATTTCTTGAATAAAATATTTATTTTCTTTAACAAATAAATCAACAGCAGCATCAGAGTGTTCTGTTCCTGACATTAATCTTCCACCGTCCATTCTGTGAAAATCTGTATATGTATCACCATTTTCATCTACCAATACTGTTTCGTCTGAACCAGCTAATTTTCTTAAAAAACTATATTTGACTACGTATCTTCCTCTGTCATATCCTATTTTTCGTAGAATAGTTCCGGTGTTTAATTTTATTGTACCATCTACAAAATAATAATCATCGGTATCAACTACTGAACTTTCTAAAAAATTATTATTAGTATCATATATTAAAACCTCAACATAATCATTTGAATTGGTAGAAAAATCACCACCAACATATCCATACGCGGTATCATTTAATGCTATTTTTTTACCACTATCTAATAAATCTATATCGTCTTGTCTTAATCTTAGTTCCATTATTCTATTGGCTCCCCGTCTGCTATTGAAGTTAGATTAGCTTCACTTAAACTTATAAGTTGAGAAAGAGTTTTACCAAAACCATAAAACTCTCCTACGTTTCTAAATTCTCTTTTTTGACCATCCTCTATCAACCATCTATCCTGACTTACTGGGTCTTCATTTGTTACAACATTACCATTTACTATATTTTTTGGTAAAGAACCACCAACTGTATCCTGAGCTAATTCTGAAATACTTCTATCAATAAGTTTATTTGTTAAGTTACTTTTGTCTATTGGTTTATCAGCAGGTAAAATAGGGTTATATACTGGATACGAAAGGTTGTTAACAGATTTTGAGTTATCTATTTCTTGTTGAGATACATAATTTTTATAGATACCATCTGCACTCACTCTTATTGTTTCACTACCAAGTGTAGTAAATATATCTTCATATGAATATAAGACGTTATTTTCATCTCTAAAGTTATTTTCAGCAGAAGCAGACATTCTGTTTAAATATTCGTTTCTTAAACCATCTCTAAACTCAGTATAGAAATCTAATTTTTCTATTTCACTTTTTGTGTAAGGCATTATAACGAAACCTTAAATGTAAATCCCTCATCAATGAAAGTGTTAGTTTCATCTGCAGTTCCACTACCACTTACAATTTTATATTGAAGTGTATAGTATCTTTCTGGTTGGTAACCATTCATCCAAACATTAAAATAATTTCCTGTTGAATCACAACTCACTTTAGAACCACTTCCAAATGGTACAACTACATCATCTGTTTCTGCATCAACTATAGAATAAAAAGCTCCATCACCTGATGTGCTTCCACTTGGTAAATACTTTACTGTTAAATTACTTGGTGTTGTTGAAAAAGTCTTTTCTGGAAATCTTGTTCTACCAACAACTCTAAATTTAGCTTTAGAAGTTTCTTTGTATTCAGGTCTTAACCCCTTCATATAAACAACTAAATCTTCTAATTCAGTTGAAGCTAATGGTGATAAAGAACCAGTTATCCATCTTGAATCATCCCAAACTGCTTCTAATGTTGGTGGGTATTTTGTGTGAGTATCACTTGAGAAAAATGATAAATTACCAAAACGATCTGTGCTACCTTCATCTAAAGACGAAGATGTATTACCAACACTACCACTTCTTTTTACTATAAATCCATTGTTGGGTACTGTTCCTTTAATAAACTTATCTACAATATCAGTAACATTCATTCTAACATCTTTAGTCCTTTTATTAAAAGACATAGATGCTTCAAACCCAGGGCCTTCAAACCAATTACCACCTGAAGCTGATATTGGTGGTCTCCAAAGAGTGCTTACAGTAGCACCATCTCTAAAATTCCAACTTGAACCCTCGGTTGTTGTAGGATTATCATAAGAACGACCATCACCTTCAACCCAAGAACCACTAATTGGATATGCATATATACTTTGAGATGTAGCTAATGCGGTTGGATTAGCATCAAAAAGATTTAAGAAAAATGAACTTGAAGCTGGATTTGGGCCTACTGCAGGAATCAAACCACTTGAAATTGAACCTGATATATAGTTTAAATCAAATGCAATTAAAATTCTTGAAACAGATATATTCTCACCAGAAGCTGGAACATTCTTTTGAATTTCTAAAACTTCATCCAATCCAGCGTTTAAACTTGAACTAGCTTCATATAATGTTGTATCTTTGTCTGCAAATGTAAAATAATGCATTTATTATTCTCCTGGCCCTAAGTTATCACCAACAACTTTACCCTTAATATCTGAATTAATATTTTTTATTTCAAATATACTTGGGTCTAATGCTGTGTATATTACACCATTAATTGTTGCAGATTTAATATCAAAAACATTTCCTGAATATCCATCTGATGGTTTGTATTTATTTGTAACTACAATTGGTAAATTTTTTAAATTATTTTCTTCTGGTGGAACAACTGAAGATACGCCATCAACTAGAGATAATTCATATATTATATCAGATAAAACTATTGGTTGTCCAATTTGCCAGTTTTTTATATCAAAGAAATCTTGAACAGCACTTACACATCTAAGTAGGACATCGTTTTTATTAAATCCAACTTTTGTTAATATTGCAAAATCTACTGATATATTAATTATGTAAGCGTCTTTTATATTTACTGCATCAGTAACAAGTCTGAATTGAGAAAGGTATGTTTTTAAATTTTCTTTAACGGCAGGTGATAGTTGTGTTAAGTTTCCACTTGAATTATAACCAAGTGAATACATATTCATTGCTAATGGATTTGGTACTCTTGATACTTGTAATGCTTTTAATGATTTACCAACATCACTTGCATTAACTTTTCTATTTAAATCATCTAATTCAAATGATTTACTTAATTGGTCATCTTGTACTAAGTGAACTTTTGCAATGTTACCAAATTTTGCTGGAAGAGCATATGCTCTAACAATATAATCTTCTTTAGTTACTGACCTCTGTTGTGATTGAAAATATGCCAATGCATTTTCTCGTACTTCTCTAACACTTTGACCACCAGAACCACCAGTTGCAGGATTTGGATTTGAAAAGGCTAAAGAATTTTTCGATGTTTGAACTACCCCAGCAGTTAATAAAGCATCTTGTATTTCAAATGATATTGAAGATAACTGATTAACATCACCACTATTAACATTATCTTCTATCCCACCACCATGTGAGTATTTAATTGTAAGTGTTGTATTAGATGGTGCTAATCCAAATGTTTTTGTGTTTAAAAAATTACTTGGGTCAAAAGCTTTATTTAAAAAAGTTGGACTACCTGGTAAACTAGAACCAACTGAATCTGGATTTGGTATAATCTCTTCATCAGGATTATTTGATATACCAGCTCCAAATCTTAATATAGTTTCATCGTTATCATTTATATATGTTGTGAATCTATGCGAGGTTTTTTTTAATTTTAAAATATAAGGTGAAGTGTCTCTATTAATAACTGACGTAGGATCGTTTGTAGAATTATTTTCTACTTCATCAAATATTGTATCTCTTGCTAAAGAATCAACTTCATACCAAGTATTATTATCACTATCTATACAAGATATAATTTCTATAACATCGTCATTACCCAATTTTATTTGAGAATATTTTTGAGACACCCCAAATGGAAAAAACTCTGTTGAAATATCTCCACTATTGGCTCTAACTTGTTTTTTTAATAAATACTTTGTTGGTGTTCCACTATCACTCTCAAATATAGTAGCAACACGTGGACTTGATGGTGTATCAAATTTAAAGCTTACATCCTCTACTGTTCTGAACGTTGCACCCGTTGATGATGCCTTTACTGTAGCTCCAGCCTTTACTGTAAGTGTATATCTGTAATCTGGGTTACCATTTAAAGCTGGAATGGTTTGAAAAACATCTAAAACAACAGTAGATGGTGAAGTTACCAATGGTTTGTAACCAAATGATTGTGCTATATTATAAACATTTCTTTTTTCTTCTGCGTAAGCAAGAAGTGATTCTCTAAATTGTGAATCGACATAATATGAAAGAACATCACCAACATAAGATGCCATCTCAATGAACATCATACCAGGTGACGACTCATTAAAGTCATTATATGTATTTGGAAAATATACTTTAGCAAATTCAATTAAATTATCTCTAAAATCACTAAAGTCTTTATTTAGATAATTAACTTTTTTTACCATATTTTTTTTTGTACTTGTTCTTGCCATTATAAATTCCTACTAAGAGTTTTATTGACCACCCGTTGCGTCTAATGTTATTTGTTGTTGTGTTTGAGCATTTAATGTAGTAGAATATTTTATTTCTACAAATATTTTACCCTTATCATCATCTTCAGTTAAAGTATTAACTTCTTGTATATTAATATAAGGTAACCAAACACTTACAGCTCTAATTACTTCTGCTTTAATATTAACTGGTAAATCATCATCTATTTGTTCAAAACAAAGAGCTCTTAAATTACTACCAAATTGTGGTTGATTTACTCTTTCACCTACTTGAGTTAATAATAAATTTTTTAAATTATGTAATGATTGTTCTAATGAATTTTTAGTTAAAGCAAAATCATTAAACTTATCACCCCTAAGTGGGAACGATAAGCCAATTGTGATATTTGGATTTAAATCATTTTCTCTAGCGCTTGCCATTATTTATCCTTTTTATTCATAACCTTCATTAAACTACTATAATCTCTTGTTAAAGCGTTTGTTATATGTTCTGGTACTTGTTCTGAAGACACTCCAGCTTTTTTAAATGTATCAACAGCTACCATATCACGTTGAACTTCTTCTGATGTACCATAACCCATAAGTTCAGCCATTTTAGTTGTATCAAATGCTCCACCACCCATAGTTGGATATTCAGACTTATCACCTTGTATACCACCAGCCGTTTCATTTAAAACTTTATTTAAAGCTTCGTTTTTTGAAAATTGTTGTCTTTGTTTTAATTTTTGTTTTTTAAATGGTGAAGTAGTAGTTGCTTTTTCAGATAATATGTCTTCTAACTTAGGTGACGCATTCTCTTTTATAAATATCTTTTTAACTTCTTTTTTAACTTCTCTGCGGACAGCTTCTTGTATTATTTTTACAAGTTCTTTTTTGGTCATAATAACTCCTTATTATTTTTTTAATTTTTCTAATCCCTCGTCTATTCCTAATTTCGTAATATCAGGAGCATTTGGTATATTTGGAATTTTAGGTATTTCAGGTATTTTTGGTATCTTAGGTACTTTAGGAAGTTTAAAATCTGGATTAGCCGTTACCACTTGTTTATTCAAAAA